TTTAAGCATATAAACATCATAGGCAGGCATCTTTCTTATAGTTTCTGGTAGATATCCAAGTTCAAAAAATTCATAGTAAAGTTCTGCCTCACTCCAATCTATAGCCCGTTCTATTTTTTCACGGACATATCTATCGTCTGAAGAGAGGCGGATAAGTTTTTTAAAGCACCAAAGTTATTCTCTATTAAATATGTCAAGATGCTTACAGCCTCTTCATACTGCATCATTTCAAGATGTTCAGCTTTAATAATATCGTTAGAAATAAGATTAAGCAATTTCTTAACCTTATGAAAACTGCTATTCAATGCTAAGGTAGGCAAGGAGGTAACAAGAAATTTTGAGAAATCTTCCCAATTCTTATCGTCCATAAATGTCTCGCTCTTTTTAGCCTTCCCCAAAGTCTTAAGAGTGAAGGCCCGCTCTTTTGCTTCATAACCTGCAATAGCCTCTAAAACCTTTTGCGCGCTGAGATAATCCATTCTAGGAACATTTAAAACTATCTTATCTTTGCCAATCTCAAATACAAAATCTTCCATCGTTCTAAAACTAATATGGTCACCCATTTCTCTCCTCTGTAAATTGTTTAAGTATAGGTATTAAATTCTCAAAATCTCTTAACATTCTATCCTTCCCCCAGTTTCTTTCAACATAATGGCTTGCCATAAAGCCCTTGTCTTCTGCAATAGTTTTATTATTATAACAATAAATCATCTTCTCTTTTAAATCTTCAACATCAACAAAGGCATCATATCCAGGATGTTCGCCGCAAATAAGATGTTTTTTTCTGGTTGTATCAAAGTAAAAATGAGTAGCCTTTTGAAAGTAATAAAACCAATTATTAATTTTAGCCTTAAGTGTCTTTAGAAAGCTTAATTTAGGAGGCTTAACACCTTCTGAATAAACCCCTACAACATTTTTATTATCTGCCATAAGTTTTCTTATCTTAGGCATTATAACGACATCATTATAAAGCCCGCCGAAATTATAAGCCATTCCGTTTAAGCTGACTGCAATAAATTTGTGGTTAAAATATACCGGAGATTTCTTCAACTCGTATTTTAATTTATAACAATGATCGTGTTCAAGGTATGGCATAGACCAATCGGTAACTATAACAGGCTTACCCATTGCCATTTGTTCAAGAGGGATTAAGCCGAACCCTTCACCGTGAGTAGGATTAATACAGCAGTCAACCTTCTTATAAAGATTTTCAAGCTGCTCTCTTGATAAGTTTCTTTGAAGGTAAACAACTCCTTGCCCGTTTTCTATACCGTCTATCTCAACAGGTTTATCCTTCCAGGGCTTAACTTTTAAAACAAGTTTGGCATCGCTACCAATCATACAATCCCTCTTAAGTTCTAAAAAGGCTTTCTTAACAACGTCAAGACCTTTACGCCCACCGGAATCAAAAACAACTCCCTGCCACAAGAAAACATAAGAGCCTAAATTATTCTGCTTCTTAACATACTTAATCTTATCAGAATCATAGCATAGTGATAAAACATGAATAGGTTTTTTAACGCCTGATTTTATAAAAACTTTTTTACACCACAGGGAAGGTACTAAAACAATATCAACATTTTTATTAAGATATTTAACCCACGACTTAGGGACTTTAGTAGATTCATACATGGTATAATGAATAAGAGGGAGTCCATCTTTTTTTAGGTCTTTAGGGTTATGATGCCAGGGAAGATTACAATGAACTCTAAAATCAGCCTCAGTAGGATCTTTGGTTATATAAGCGCCTAAGATTTTATTAAAAAGTGACACAGCATGGTTATACCCTACATGGTCAACCTGACCAAAAGATTCAGGGAAATAAAGTTTAATCATGCTGTGCCCTTAATTCAAAGTTTCTTAAATTGTTGTTTCAACCATCGTTCCGAAAGATCCGCCTGAGCCGATAAGACATTCAAACTGTATTGGAAGGGTAGTTTTGATACCTCTATTAAGAACCATTGCAGTCGAACCAACTCTTACAGCTTTGGGAACTGTATAAGTCCTACTCTTCAATCTGTTTGTAGCACTCATTCCTTCAAACACTAATCCAACTTCCTGCATTTTATTAGCAGGATTAAGATCAAGCGTTTTAGAAGATACACCGGATAAAACAGAAGATGAAGGAAGACCCCATGAAATAGCTAAATTTTCCATAGTGGATTCTTCAAGTTCGGTACTAACTCCGAAGGTTACATCTGTAAGCTCTGAGTCAACAGATCCTAAACTCCATTCGCTTTTGACGAATACTTCAGTCTGTCCGACTGTTACGGTTACGCCGCCTACAAATCCACCTACATCAACACCGTCAACTAAAAAAGGGCCTACACCCTGTATAATCTGTCCAGGTGTCGATACGACTTTTTGATTTACGTTACCTGCCATTTTGTTACTCCTTGTTAAGCAGTTTTACCAATTTCAGCCCTCAGCCTTAAAACGCTCTTAGCCTTTTTTCCCATTGTCTCATTAGAATAAGCGGGAACGACTCCGATTGCATATAAGGGTTGAGCTGCACCATTTGTTATTGCGGGTGTTACATTGTTCAAAAGTTCTTCGCATTGCTTTAAGATTAGACCATTCCTTGTCCCTATTTGACCATTTGATAAAAGTTCTGTATAAACATGTATCCGCATCTCGCAAGTATTTAAACTAAAATTTGCCGGACTTAATAAAGCAGCTTCAACAACTATGTAAGGAGCCTCAGCTTTACTAGGAGCTCTTAAACTCCATACCTTCTTAGATGTTTTATCAAGGTAGTTAGCACCTTCAAGAGTTGTATCATCATTTAAGATAGCTACAATCGGCTCAACTATTTCATCGGGATTAAAACTAAATACTGCCACCAACCTGCTCCTTTACCCTTCGGGCCATAATCTGTAAAAATTTAGGTTCCCATTCCTTCATCCCGCCACTAATAACCCAATGGCCCTCTTTAAATTCTACATCAACCGCATAATCCATTCCAGCATATACAACGCCTATAATAGTAGCCCCGTTATCTGAAGTGATGACTGTAGAGCTAATAGAATCTTTAAGGTTATGCGTATCATCTTGCCAGCCGCCTAGTGTTGTGTGGTTTTTTTTAATCCAATTTGCGATATCTTTAACTATGGAGCCCATTGCGTTCTTAGCTTTTCTTTTATAATCGCCTTTAGCCCTATTAAGAGTAGCGTTCATTTGATTTATACCTTCCATAGTAATAGGCATTTTATCCCTTCTCTCTTAAAATTATTTCTTGAGTCTCGTCATAATCGTCAACATAATCTAAAAGATATGTAGCTGTTGAAGATGTTACTTTCATTCCGTCTGTTAAAGTTTCAAGGTATTTATCTGGGAAAAATATAAACTTTTTAATAATCTCATTTGTAATAACACCGTTAATAATGCTCTGTACTTTGCTGCCACTCTGTAAATCCCCTCCGATATCTTCATGCAATAAAGTTTCCGTAGGGTTATTATCGGCATCTCCAACCGTATAGAATGATAAAATTGCTCTAGCCATTATCTTAGCCCCACATCTTTCCGCTCAATAATAGCCGGTGTAAGCGTTCCGTCAGTTCCATCAATGTAAGGCTGTAGTAATAATCCTAAGCCTGTTTGGGCCAATAGATCGCCTGCAAAGTCCTTAGACACCTTACCTCTTGTTATCTTAGTAAATCCGGCAGGGTTTTCAACGTAATAATCAAACAGATATAATACTGCGGAGTCATAAGCATCTTGATAGCCTGTCATAGATGTATCAAGCTGAAAGGCCGTTAAGGTAGCCTCAGCCAATGTTTGAAACCTTAGTACCTTTGCGTCACTATAGCTATTAACGGCTATTGACGAGCTTTGATCCTTTAATTCTGCTACGGTATATGTTGCCATGATAACCTCTATTATTTATTGGCGGCCTTTAAATCAGCTCGCCTTTGTTTTGCAGATTCTTTTTCTTTATCGGTTAATTTTCTATCAATAATCTTTTCAATTCTTTTAATCACTCCGCCGGTTTCGAGTTCTGCTTTAAGATACTCTTTGGCAATTTTCTCGCTCTCTTCAAAATCCTTTAGAATCTTAGCCTCTTCAGCATCGGCTTTAGACTTCTTTTTATCCCTTGCATCCCTAACCTCTTTAGGTTCAAGAGCGTTTGCAATCTTACTAAGATAATAAGCTGTTAATACTTCTACAGATAAGTTCTGAGAGTTTTTCATCAACTTACTCATAGCCGTTTCGGCGATATCAGCTAAGTCAATTTCACGCTTAACAGTTTCGGGACCATAAGGGAATTTAATCTCTCCACCACATTTAGAACAGATACCAGTTCCCTTCCATTTATTAGCAGGTCTAGGGAGATTTGTAGGAAGTCCGGGGGAAACGCAAGTGCAAGGTTTTTTAGCTGACATAATTCTCTCCATATTTGGTTTAAATTTTAACATAAAGAGGGAAGCCCGTTTTAAGGAAACTTCCCTCTTTAGTTTTCATCAATCCATCTTCTGTTTAATTAAACAAAAGAGGGTTCGGCCCATGATGTATCGACAGTATAAAGAACGGCACCTGCGGAACGGTTACGAATACCCAAACCGAGATAACGCCTGTACTGAGCATCAAGACCGATAAGAGGATTTCCGCCTGACTGAGACCAGAGCTTCATCCCTGCAAAAGCAGGATGCTCACGCCATCCAAGAGGATTCCGTTTGTCATTGTTGCCAAAAGTAGCAGTACAAAGAATATAGCCAGCGGGAATATCAGGACTCTCAATACATATAGCGTCCTTATAAGTTCCTTTAATGTTTACATTCCATGCCTCATTTTTCATGGTAGTTACAAGAGCCTGTGCAACTCCGCTCTTAAGATACTCAGGACTTATCGAACCGAGAATTTCAGGAACTTTCACAACGGCTGTATAACTATCTAAAGCCTCAAGATAACCAAAGGTAGTTCCTGGAGCGGCCCAAAGTGCAAGCGTAACTCCGTTATTCATACCTTCATGTTCCCGAACTTCAGAAAGAAGATTATCATCAACCTCGTCTTCTGTCACGGTTGCAGCAACGGCAACGGCGTTATAATGATCGTGATCACCGTCAAAAGTAAGCTGACCGTTTGGTCTTGGAGTATCCATAGAAGCTTCATCATTCCAAAACGGTTTGTACTCAGTTGCTAAACCGTCTAAACAATCTACAACTCCGGCAGGCGCTTTAGTTAAGCAGACCTTAAAGAATCCTTCAACTATATTAGACTGATCGGCAATCATTTTGCCATCGTGGAATGCTACTAAATCATCTGAGGACATCTGTAGAATCCTTTCCATTGTAAGGCCGGTTAGCGAACCGAAACGCTCCATAGGAATAGGAGAGTTCCAAACATCTAACTGCGGTCTTGCTCCGGGGGTTTCGATTTCCCCAATTCTTGTAAACTTGTCAGCCGAATAAATCATCTTAGAGGTTGAGTTCGCCTGAGTAAACCTTGTGGCTAAAAGATTAGCAAGCCCCAAAGTCCTGTCATTGTAAAGCACAAGGGACTGTTCAATCCCCTGGTTTATGATATCCTTTAAATAGATATTATCAGTTGTCTTCAACTGCATAAAATCTGATGTTAGGGTACCAAGGACGAATGAATTTTTTTCTGCCATTTTAATATATCCTTGTTAAGTGTTAAACTTTATTTTTTTTTCTTATCGTTCTCAAAGGCCACAACAAAGATTTCATAAAGTTTAAAGTGTGAGTCTGGTAAAACATTCTTATCATTAAGCTTTTCTAACTCAGGTTTAAAAATGTTTTTGCCTATTGCTTCGCTAATTTCAAAAGTTTCATCTTTAGCGTTGTTATTCCAAGCAATGCCTCCACCTTCAGTGGCTTTAATCCCACAGTCCTTTGTTTCTTTTTCTGTGAAACTAATAGCCTCTTTTAATTCCCTACATTCTTTTAGCAATATGTAATTGCCTACAGCAGTTGTAAGAATTAATTGAAGATGTACTCTTTCCGTAAAATTTAATGCGACCTTCATTGTGTAACTCCTTTAAAAAGATTATAAGTTTAAGTTATAGGTTCGTACCTCTTAATTAAGAAGCTGCGTAAAAAGGAACTTGATAAGGAGTTCCTGCAACTAATATTGTATAAAACCCTGCTTCCGCATGTGATTCAGGGTCTTTGTGCATTGTAGTTCCAACCGCACACCCAACACCGTCTGCAAGTTTCAAAATATTTGTAAGGGCTGTAGCAGTATCAAGCTTGATAGCACTTGTTACAGTTCCACCGGTGATTTCAACACCATCTACAAGATCGCCAAACAATCTTAAACCAAAATCAACTACCTGATAGCTTCCTCCCGAACCATAATTATGAGCAGATATGAGGGCAGATTTTCCGCCGGCTGTAAAAGCTGATAACTGTTTTAGATTTACATATAATCCTGCAAACTCACTTTCAGCATGAACAACGGTTGTATCGGGATCATACATCTTAACACTTAAACCGGCATAAGTTGCGGTATATGTATCACCGGCAACGCCAGTCTGTTTAACGATATGAGAAGGACTTGCTCCGCCTGCAATAGTAGCTTGAGCATCAAGCATATTATTAAGGTCGAGTTTACCTGTCATAGTTGTTGTTCCGACAATAGCGGCAGTACTAGAAACGTCTAAAGTAGTGGCGTTAACTTCTCCGCCAACCGTTTCGTCAGCACCCTTCCCGCCTGTAATTCCTACAACTATCTCAGTAGCAGAACTTGCAAAACCAACTACCTGTCTAACATTTGTAGTAGGCTCAACCTGAGTATAATCTCCTGCGGTATCGGATAGATAAACTTTTCCGCCGATTGTCAATGATGTAAACCCTCTAATCCGACAGGCTTTAACAGGATCAATATTTTCATTCGCTTGAACAATTTTGTAGCAAACACCTAAGGCGTCTAATCTTGTTCCGTCACTATCGGCAACCTGATCGGCTTTAGCCCATGTTCCGGTAGCTGTCATATAGACCAGGTTACCTGCAACTAGCGCAGTCGCGGCTTTACCCTGTGGCAAAACATTTGACGGTGCTGCATCAATCTGAAGTACATTATAAGCCATTTTAAAAGCTCCTTGTTAAATTATTATTTGTCTACGGTATTACCTAGAGCTGTAAACTTTTTAAGGATAGTAGCCTTTTGTGTTTCTTCGGCTGACTGTCCCTTAACCGGCTTAGACTTTGAAATCCAATCTATTTTCTTTTCATCCTTCGGAATCGGCTTTCCATCTTCGCCAACCTCTTCAGGCTCTTTAAACAAGAAAGGATTATCAGTCTTAAATTCGTCTAAATAATCTGCATCTGTTTCTGTTTCGTATTCAAGTTCATCTTCATTCGTAAACTCAACTACGACCTTACTTTTATCAAATAGTTTTAAGGCTTTATCTAACAACTTTTTATCACAACCTGCTTTTTCAAGAGCTTTAGAAATGGTGGTACTCTCAGCAGACTTCTTAACCCGGTCACGGTTCTTCTGGTCTTTAAGTTTCCCTTCATCTCTAATCTTTTGGATTTCGGCGGCAGAATCTTCTTGAATTTTCTTCAAGTCATCTTCCCACTTTTCGCCTTTTCCCTTGCTGGCCTCAGTTGCCTTAAGTAAATCAGCTTTAAATTTAGTTTCGGCATCTTCAAACCTCTTTTTGTCTTTCTCCCAGGCTGTCTTTTCAGTCTTAAGATCGTTCATTGTCGTATTAACAGTGTCGAATCTGGACTTAGGAATTTTTGTCTCGCTAATCTCTTCAGCCTCTTTTTCAGAATGAGGCATGATCTGTTCAACGACAAACCATTCAATCCGTTCATCGTCATACGTTTTCTTCAGCTTCTTTAATCTTGCGAGAACTTGTTCCTTCGTGATAGCCATCGGCTCCTCCTTCGTTTTTAACGTGCAACGACACGCAATTTAAAAGCAGTAAAAATTCTGTTTAAGGTTTTTTGTTTCTTAGGTTATAAAGCCGTAAGGCAGTGGTAGGGTGTTACTTATATAAATCTAACTATCAATTTGATTAGCAGAAGGAAGTAATTCTTCAAGCTCCTGCCTAAAAAGATAATGTTTTTTTACTTTGGATATTTTGATTTTTCCTTCATCGCCTACGTTTAAATGATATTGACCACGTGGTAGAAATTGCTTCATCTCAGATAAAAACTCTCCTAATTCTTTCTGTTTAAAAACGTCTTGGTCTCTTACTGTAGGCATGATCTCCCCTTGTTTCGCTGAATCTGTATATTATTAATATAGTCTTTATAATCTTATTACACAACTTTTATTTTTTAATAGCCCTTTTAGATGTCTTTCTATCAATTCGGGTTTCTTCATCTGCTAGAACTTTCTTACCGGCATTATAGGTTTTAACACCTGAATTAATCTCACCTGGTTTAAGTTTCTTATCTCTTAAAATCTTTTCAACCTGATCCTTTCCAAAGGGTTTCCGGGGCGGTGTAGGGGGTTTGGGCTTACTCCATTCAGAAGCGGGCCTTATGATATCTGTAAAGAAACAAAAGCCTCTAGGGTGATCTATAGGCACAGCTTCAGGCGGATATCCACCGGGACCAAAGCCGTATAAATCTTGTTCGGCCCAAACATCACAAATATCTGGGCGGGGGTGACTACCTGATAAATGCCAGCGCAATCCATTCGTTACCGGACTTCTTTTATTATTAATTACCTGAGCTTCCCGATAGCTGTTGTTGATTTCTGTTATGGCTAATCTTAAAGCGTTGTAATGAACCGTTCCATTACTTGTCACACTATTCTTAACCCCTACTTTCCAAGTCTTACCAGGCTTAATGGTTGAATCTACTAAGAACCTTTTTAACTCCATTGACATATCTACAGCCGATTGACCTCTGGCAATTCCTGCGGTTAGAATAGAATTTATACCGTTTTTAGTATGCTGAGTATTTCTCCATATCCTATCAGAAAATTTAAATCCATCCGACCATGTTCGATTGACTACATTAAACAAAACTTCTTTAGGGATTAGGAAATAATATTCTAAGTCAGCTTTGTAATCTTCAGAATTTAAATATCTTTGGGTTGCATCCTTCTGAGTTTTTGCGGCCTCTTTAGAAAAGCCGGTTATCCCGGACTTGATAGTATTACTGAGATTAATACCTAACTCGTTTGCAAGTTTAGTAATTCCTTTCCGCTTAGATTCATATACGGTTCGCTCTAAAGGTTCTAAAGAAGTGAGGTCAAGTAGCTTTGTTAAATCGTTATAAGATTTTGTTAAAGCTACATTGACCTTTTGTTTCGTAAGGGTCTGAAAGGCATTATTCATGCCGCGTATTCTTAGAACCCTTTCATTGTAAGTACCTTCTGTAAACCTCTTAGGCATTATTCATCACCCTCAGTACCGTTAAGCCTATTATCATCAAAGAGAGACTTATTCCTTTCAGCCTCTTTGTCGGCCTGTTCTTCTTTTGCTATCAGCTCTTCTACAACATCAATGTCATAGCCTTCTTTCTTGGCAAGCTCAAGGATTGTTTTATTACTCAAAATGCTATCAAGAAGATTTAGCTTCTTAACAGTTTCTAATTCATCTGAAGGTGAAAGATCCCCGAAATTAACCTCAGGCTTATAAATCTCACCTGCAAATATTAAGCGTTCATAATCATTTCCCTTCAAGGCCCATAACTTTTGAATCATTATGAAAAGTTCTCCATACGACTCACTACGATTTGAGCGCATTGGAGTAATCTTATCTAAGAATGGTTGAATCATTATGCGGAGTGCATATCCTGAAAGGTTGGCAGTAGTATCACCGCCTTTAGCTGTTAAGACATCTGGAATATCTGCATTGTTTAAAAATGATTTATGTAAGACCTCTCTAGTTGCTATAAGTGCGGTTTGCATGGTTGAAGTATCTACAACAGAAATTTGACCGCCTTTGCCTAAGAAATATACTGAGCATGGTTGAATTTCAATAGCCTTAAGAGATCCGTCAAGGTTCGTGGCAGGCTTAACATCTTCACCACTTGCGGCCATAATAGCACCGCCTAAATATTCAGAATTTTTATTAGTATCTGAATAATTATTAATCATGTTGTCAAAGATATCAATAAGCGGTTGAAGATTAGACAGCCCAAAAGCTTCTCCCTCAAGGGCAATGTTAGGAATCCATTTAAATGGGATGAAGTCAATCTCCATATCCGTCCAATCTTCTACTAACCCGTCAGAACCATCTTCATTCTTAGCAGGAACTATCTGCTCGTCTGTAAACTCGTCAAGAGCTATTCCGGCATCTTCATTAAAAGCGTAATAAGCAATATGTCTAAAACATCTTGTTTTATATTCCTTCTGACCTTCTGGCCTTGTATCTTCAGGGTCAAACCCTCTTCTGAGTTCGTAAGTCTCTCTATAGACCGCCGGAGTATCATAAAAGGTTGTATTCCATGCTAAAAACCATCTTTCAACAACTTCAGAATTATTATCCTGAAAGGAAACTGTCGGAGATTCATTAAAGAAGTATGGGAAGATATATCCAGGATCGTAAGTATGTAAGACAGGTTTCTTTTTGATATCATCCCACATGGTATAATAAACCATATCGCCTGACCAAGAACATTTAAGCTCGTTCTCGCTTAGTGTGTTATATACCGAACCATCCTTGAACCATCCTTGCAACTTAGCTTCCCTGGCTGCTAAAATAGGTTTCATCTTTTGAAGCTCTTTTAATTGTTCTTCAGTAGCTTTCTTAAGGGCCGGTTCAATATCATCCGTACCGATAAGACTTACTAAAACGCTTTCAACGCCTAATTCAGTAGGGAGTGGAGCGGTTATAGAAACTTTCCCGCCTAAAAGTTTATCACGCATTTTATTAGCATACCAAGCCGGATCGCCAACCTCGCTTAAATTATCATTAAGAGAATCGTCACCGGTTTCCGGGGGATGTCTGAAATCCCTAGAGTAATTAGAGAAATAAGCCTTTAATAATTCATAGGCTAACAATCTCCTTTGATGCTCTTTGGGAACCCAACTAATAGAAACGCCTATCCTATCAACATCATAAATCTTTTTCTTATAATTTAATAAGGAGGCGTAAAGGTCGTAAACTTTTGTAACATCTGAAATATTCGTAGAGTTACTAACGGCAGTACTTTCAGGAGTTGTAAGCTCTGCCATTTATTTATCCTCCACCTTTTTGTTAGACTTCTTATCCTCTACAGGTTTTTTATCAACCTCTTTAGTGGGCTTAATAGTTTCTTTAATAGGTTTAACGGAGGGGGCGGGAGCCGGTATATTAGTTTTGCACTTAGGACAAGCTACAATAGCTCTCCTTACCGGATCTCCTACTCCCTTCCCTTTACAGGCTTTACAATTTGGATTAGGTCTTATAATCGGATTAAGTTTTCTTGCATCTACTGCGGGTTGGTCAACATTCTGCTTATTCTTTGCCATCTGTTACCTCCTTGAAGGTCTTGGGGTTAATACAGTATTTTCTAATCTTAGTTTAAAGTTATGTAAAATTTCCGCTTCGGTCTGGTCAAGTTTAACTTCAGAAGGTCTTTTATCTTCAATGCCCTTTTCTTTTATTACAGCAATTTTATTAAATCTTTCTGGAATAGTTCTTTTAGCCATAATCAATTATCTCCTTGCGGCAGCTCCGATATTGGTTGTAATATGTTGACTTCCTTTAGAGTTATAATCCATAGTGTTGATATAATATCTAACATTATCATGTCCATGGTCAAATTTTTTAATCGGTTGGTCGTCTTTTCCCCAAACATAAAAAGGGACTTCTTCTTGAAAACAACACGGTTCATCCTTTTCTTGAAGTAATAAATCACGCTCTAGTAGGCCATACCAGTGCTTTTCTCGCTCATCCCATGTATCGTTAAAGATATAAATACCGCTATGATAATCTGTCTCTCTTGGAAGGAATCTATCTATCATTCTTTGGATTCCTACGCTTACAGACTTCCGGGCCGGCGTTGTTGACATCCAATCCTCTTCAACCTGAGCCCTGCTTTCCGCATCATGGTCGCATATAATTTCAAAGATATATTCCCCGGCATCTTCAGAAATCTTTTTGCAGAATGGTATGATTTCCCTTAAGAGTTTTCGAGTATGATAAAACTGCCTATATAAGTAATCTATATTATTTACAGGATCACGGGCATACCAAAAGACAGCGCAAGCATGTTCATAGCCAAAATCGAATACAACCCGCTTCTCCCATGTATGCGGAATAGGGAACGGTTCTACAACGTGAAACTCCGGGTCAAAGCACCCTAAGATAACTCCCTCAAAGCCCGTCCATTGGGATAAAACGAACCTAGCGTAATACTGTGAACCTTCCCATTTTCTTAATCTGTCGAAATACGCTTCAGGATTATTAACATTTTCAAAACTATTTGCAGATAGATATAAATAATCTTTATCACGCTTTTCGTAAGGTAGCTTATGATTCTTAACAAATTTCTCATGTATGATGTGTCCAGGCGCACCGGCGTTTGTAAGGATGATAAGCATCGGTAGAGGTATTACCTTTGCTCTTAGCCTACCTTCAAGCATTACTAAGTCGTTTGCGGTAAGTTCTATCCCTTCATCAATTATAATTACATCAAACTTTAAAGAGCCTTTCTTTTCAAACTGATCTATCCCAAAGAATTGGAACTGCGAACTATTCCGAAGGATTATTCTAAGACTGCTTTTATTCCATCCGCCCTTTTTAATAAACTCAGGCGGTAAAACCTCTTGAAGAAATGTATCATAAGTTGTATCGACTATTGAAACTCTTGTCTTTCTAAAAATGCCTACTCTAAGGCCGGAATATGTTACGGCTAATTCTAAACCTACCTCTCCGCCTATGCGGGACTTGCCTGAGCCGAACCCTCCGCAATAGCATATGTTAGGGGTCTGCATAGCCCCAACAGCGTCCAGAAGTTTCTTCTGAGTTGGCAACGCTGCAAAGTCATAAACATTATTTATAATCTCTCTACTCATAGGCTATTTAGAGTATCCATTCTCTGTAACCCACAGTAATAGTTCACCGCAAGCATCTGCGGGGTTTTCATTACCTGTGTAATTAATAACGAGTGCAATATCTTTTAACCCCTTTTCCTTGGTAGTTTCATACTTGGCAAAATAACACTTGATCCTTTGCTTGATCCTTTGCTCGACCCTTACAAATAGCTCTGTCCCCATTACACCCCTTACAAGGGTCTCCGGTATCATTTGCTAAAGCAAAAACTAATTCACCCGGCAAAGTACATCCTGCCGGGACATACCCTTGATTAATACATAAGTCTCTCATTATATCATTACCCATCTGTTATTCCTTTATTAAAGTTTTATTCATCTAAATGTTTACGAAGTAAAATTATAGCGTTATGAAAATCTTCCATTGTTGCCGGCCTTCCTCTACATTCCTTTATTGAAAATATTTGACTAAACTCTTCCTCA